CCCCGACCGCGACCGCGACCGCGACCACGACCCCGACCACGACCCCGACCACGACCGCGACCCCGACCGGTCGGCGCCCGCTAGGAGGGCCGGCGTCACTGCGGCCCCGACCACGACCACGACCACGACCCCGACCCCGACCCCGACCACGACCCCGACCACGACATATCAAACCCTGCTCTCATAACTGCGGCGTTCATTTTTGGCTCCGGGGTGCAACTTTAATTTTAACAGCATCAACAATACTGCCACGGCCAATTATAACTTTCCCTTCAGGAAAAGGCTCGACTTCCCCAAACTCCGCTTTCTCTATAGCTTGTGCGAATCGGCCAGTATCGGCAATCCAAGCGGCCTCCTCCAACACCAATTCCTGCGAAGTCACGGCCACAAGAATGCCTGTGTCGATCATCGTCACAGTACGGATCATATAACACGCCCCGATTTCCCAAGGTGAATCATTGCAAGGGGCTGATTGTGAGTTGAACATCTTAGCCCTTTCCTTAACTTCGCCGATTGTCAGATCATCCAGTTTCATACATCCTCCTTTTTATTTGTCTTCTCTATAACCCCGAACCAAGAGGCGACTATCACTTCCCCTTATCATTCCTAGCTATAACCAAGTGGATACCTTCTATAACCAGTTCTCGCATTGTTACTCTTTTGCGAGCCGCCATAATCTTTAATTCCATCATTAAATTATCATCAATCCCTTTAATATTTAAGACGCTACCGGTGTCTGGTTTGTCCATAGGGATACTTTCACCATTCCTTTTCAGTTCTCCATGCAAAAACTTATGGCAACTTTTACAAAACCAGTTAATATCTTTGGGATTTGTGTAATCATTATGGTGGCATTCAACAAATTTACCAGAACCACATTTCTCACAAAAATCCTTTTTCTTAATTTCTCCAGTCTCAATTAAATGGATTGTTATTGAACGACATTCTTGACGAGTCATATTTACTCCAATATTTAAATATAATAAAAATAATAAATAAAACTTTCATGATTGTCAACCCCTTTATTCCAAAATCTAAAAAAATTATTTCCGGGAAGGAAAACCACAGAAGTCAAAGTTACTTTGGACAGGTACTCCTATAAGGAGGCAATGGTGAAGTTGTGAGTGTGATACTCAGTGGATGTTACATAGGGGAAGGGTGGGGGTGCCGGAGGAGGTCCGGGCATCCCCCCCGATCACCCCCAGGTAAGTAGGTAAGTATAATCCGCCATAAACATCCGAATCCTGCCGAGAACAGGATGATTCTATAACGGATTGCATGAAAGATGTTAGAGGGAGGAGAGGGGAGCCAGGGGCCACGGTCAGCAGCCACCTGGAGACGGCCAGAACAGCCACCGCATTAACTAAGGTAAGAAGTTAATCATGTATCTATTTAATCTGTTTAACTATGTGCCTAAACTCTGCCGGAATCTCCACCGGAGCACCCGTTAAACGCTTGATCCGATCCGCCATAGTTTCAATTACAATGTCACCCTGGACTAGAACCTTGTCACCGAAGTAAGAGCGATTATGGAACTTTGCCAATTCCAGGCGGGTTTTTGATCGAATCTCAGCGGATCGAACTTGCGTCAGGTCAAGTGAATTCTTACTATGATCGACTATATCCAAAGACTGATCCGCCAGGGAATGAGCCGAGCGCCGCCGTGCCCGTGCAAGAGCTTCGGAGAATTCGGGCAACGCCGCTTCCCAATCATATATTGTGCTTATGTGTGGCATGGCTAAAGGCTTACAAATACTGGTTAACGTCTCCCCTGACTCTAACCTTTGGCATATATCGGCAGCGAGGAGAGCGGAGTATTTTGACGGCCTACCGGACATTTTAAGCCTAGTACCCCTTGCTTTTTCCAGGTCTTCAACGGTTACTATTGGAACTTTTGAGCCGTTTATTTTTAATGCCATGATTAGAACTTATAGACCTTATAAATCATATAGTCAAGAGCTTGTTATACTAAACGGCTTACCTATAGTCCGTTCACTAAGAAAACAGTTTATCGAATTGTTTAATTCTATAGACCTCTGAAACGCTCGGATCATTCTTTAAATCATTGAAAAATGGCTTGTAATCCGTAATTTCCTTAAAGTCGCCATTCTGATAAACAACGATTCTTTTCACCTTCCGCCACTTCCGCACCTTCCGATGATGTACTTTACCATGACATGACTGGCAGAGCACCCTTAAATCCGTTACAGGCTCATCCCGCCACTTATAAGTATATCTTAGGTGATGGACAAGCAACATGAAGTTATCACCACACTCTTGACACTTGTTACCGGCCAACTTCAATGCTTTTAACCTTAAATCCTTCCATCTTTGACTCTGAAGATAACGCCGATACTCAGGAGATATTTTCTTTTTACCGATCATAATAAATTACCACCTTCCGCTTTTAGTTCAGCATGATATACCTTGTTTTACCTCTTTGCAATGACCATTTACGTCACTTTTCCCAAAATTGTCACCGGAAACTGACAAAAATAGTTACTTTGGTTATTCGGCCTGAACAGCCCGGCAGCGGCCATTTATCCTTTACCCTGTAATTACCGATACTTATCTTTTTAATCATTCTATAACCAATTCTGGCAAGACGATTGCATTATATCTAAGTAACATAGCGGCGAAGGAGGGGAGGACAAGAGCCGAGGACCGAAACAGGACGCCACCCGCGCAGCCCTGGTTACACGACGATCAAAAACATCCCGCGACATAGCGCCCGACTATGGCAACAAAGATCATTTGACTACCGAAGGACGGGAAGGAAAGTTTATCCTTCCCTGACTTGAGCAGTCAAATACAATTACCAGGAGAGAAGATTATGAACGCACAGGAATTTAAAGCAGCTTTTGCAATCGCAGCCAGCAATAAAGACTTGTCAACCGTCGAAATAGATCACTTTTTCGGATTCGGATTGAAAGACTTTGAACCCGTATCAACTACCCTTGACGCCGTTGCATGGCTTATGCGCTGGCAAGCACGTTACATGAACGGCGGATGGGACCAGGAAGCACTAGACGAAATCCGAACCGCTGGCAGGAAGAAATTTATAATCATTGGCTCCTGTTTTGTACTACCCGGCACCTATTCGGACAGCCAAAAAGACATTATAAAGAGCGCCGCCAGAATGGTAAGAGCAACCACCGCTTGACCGTTTTTAACGCCCTGGACACCACGCCAGGGCGAACATAAAGCAGTCAACAAAACAAAGGGAGGTATGAACCATGATTAATGTATCTATAACCATTTACACAAAGGGAATTCCAAAGACCGTTTACCGCGCCGTTGACCAGTTGACTTTGTGGAAACTTCGCACTCTCCACGGTTATCACAATGTAAAGGAGGTTTAAACCATGAGCACCCACACAGCCGCTAAAATGGCCGTTGCAATCGGTCAAACCGTAAATGTCCGGGTTGAATCCTGGATAATCCCCATGAAAGTAATTGATGCAAAATCAGCATGGGGGAATATCAGGGTTGAAGTAGAACCACTCAGCGGAGAAGGCCGCGCATGGATCGAGTTAAGCCGCATAGTTATTCCATCCGACAGCCGCCAGCTTGTTAACTGCCACGCTTGACCATTCTTAGAGCGCCGGACGCCAACGAAAGGACCGGCGTTTTATAGAGCAGTCAATCATACAACGGAGGTTATTAAAATGTCAGACATTGCATTGAACCCGAAACAGCTTGCAACCTTGTTGGAAAAGACCATTGCAGCCCGTCACCCCGTTTTGATCCAGGGAGCGCCAGGAATCGGAAAAACGGATATTGTCACCCAGGCCGCAGCAGCAGCCGGAGCCGACTTGTTGATAATTTATTCAACTTGCAGCGATCCAACCGACGCCAAGGGAATGCCAGCAACATGGTACGACAAGGAAACCGGCCACCAGGAAGCGGATTTTATCCCCTTCGCTTATCTTAAACAAATGATAACAACAAAAAAGCCCCTTGTTGTTTTCCTTGATGATGTAGGGGGAGCGCCGCCAGCCGTGCAACTCTCACAGATGAATTTAGTTCACGCCAGGAAGACCGGAGACGGAACGCCGATTAGCGATAATGTAGTTTTTATCGCCGCCACCAACCGCCGCCAGGATCGAGCAGGAGTTACAGGAATGCTGGAACCGTTTAAAAGCAGATGGACAACAATAGTTGAATTACAAGCCGACGTTGAAGCCTGGACCCCATGGGCATTGGCAAACAACTTGCCAACGGAGATTATTGCTTTTATCCGCTTCCGCCCTGAACTACTCCACGACTTCAAACCGAGTGCAGACCTGAACAACACGCCGTCGCCGCGCACCGTCGCCAATGTAGGTAAATTGATGCAAATCGGTTTACCCCCTGAGATGGAGTACAGCGTATTTTCCGGAGCAGCAGGAGAAGGATTCACCGCAGAGTTTATGGGATTTTTGCGTATATGCCGCCAGCTTCCGAACCCGGATGTTATACTGATGAACCCGGACAAGGCCGAAGTTCCAACCGATCCGGCAACACTCTACGCACTATGCGGAGCACTCAGCAGGAAGGCCAGCGCCGGCAACATAGAGCGCCTTGTTACTTACAGCAACCGTTTACCAGCAGAATTTAGCGTTATGACTATGCGTGACGTATTTGTACAAAAGCCGGACCTCCAGAGCACCCGCGCCGCGATTACATGGTTTACCGCACATCAGGATGTAATGTTGTAATGTTGATCGAGTGCAGGACCGTAACCCCCTGCACTTCGTTGAGCAGTACAACCCCAACAAAAAAGGAGAGTAAAATTATGTCACCCGAAATCAAACAGAAGGCCATGTTAGCACGACTCACAATCACACAGTTTGCCGGCAACAAGCAGGACAAAGCCGCAACCGACAGCGTAAAAGAGAAATTCCAGACAGGCCAGGACGCCGGACGCTACAACAAAACACTTATCGCCAAGGCCGCAATCAAGGCCGTCAGCAGCGCCGCCAACGGAGCCCGGATTTTTCACTACGCGCAAACGCTTCCCTGGAAAGACGACGGAGCCAGGATATTACCCGCCGCCAACTTCCTACAATACTCGGAAGGCATGAGGCAGAAAAAGGCCACCTTCCAGGCCGCTGTTCAAAAGTTTGTCGCCAGTTACCCGGACCTAATAGAAGAGGCCAAAACCCGCCTTGCTGGACTGTTCAACGCCAACGAGTATCCCGACGTAAACAGTATAAGCGACAAATACAGCTTTGATATGCAGATTGACCCCTTGCCAATGGCCGCAGATTTCCGGGTTGACCTGAACAGCGCCGAGGTTGACGCGATCCGCAAGCAGATCGAGGCCAGGACAGACCAAGCAACCAAGGCCGCAACCCTGGACCTTTGGAAGCGGTTAAACACAGCCGTTGAAAGCATGAGCGAACGCCTTAACGATCCCAAGGCAATTTTTCATGACACCCTTGTAACAAACATCGAGGAAGTTACGGAGATCATCCCGCGCCTGAACCTTGCCGACGATGCAGCCCTTGACAAAATGGCGAAAGAAGCCAAGACGAAACTGACCAGCAAAACCTCAAAACAGTTGAAGGAGAACATCAACGACAGAAAGGAGACAGCAAAAGC